CCGCTGCGGCTCTACAAGACGTGGTACGCCACGATGGATCACCGGACACGGCCGACGCACGCCGCCGCGAACGGGCAGACGGTGCCGCTGAACTCGTTCTTCACGGTGGGTGGCTCGTCGATGCAGTACCCCGGTGATCCGTCGGGGCCGGGGGACGAGGTCATCCACTGCCGCTGCACCGTTACGTACACTGAGCAGGCCGGCGGCCTCATCGCAGGAGGGACGAACCCCATGGGCAAGCTGAAGTTCCAGGTGCGTGACGTGCAGCCGCTCGCAGCGGTGGACGACGATCCGAACGGGCCGGGTCGGTGGCAGGCGGTGCTCGTGCTGGAGGGCGTGGACACCGCCGACATGCGCCGCATGGCGCCGAACTCGCTCGACTGGCGCGACCTGCCGCTGACGCTGATGGCGCAGACGGTGACCGCGCCCGGCCACGACGGGGCGGAGGTCGCCGGCCGCATCGACGAGATCGAGCGCATGTCGAACGGCGAGATCATCGGGCGCGGCGAGTACGACCCCGGCGAGTACGGCCAGAAGATCCGCGCGATGGTGGGGGACGGGACGCTGCGGGGGATCAGCGTGGACCTGGCGGTGGAGGAGGTCGAGTTCGAGGAGCCGGCCGGGTACGACGGGCCGCCGATGGACGAGTTGGAGCTGATGTTCTTCGGCGTGATGGTGGTGATGAAGGGCACGATCCTGGGCGCGACCATCTGCCCGTTCCAGGCGTTCGACGACGCGACGATCCAGAACGTGGAGCCGGTCGCCGCCGCGGCCGGCAAGCCGCTCACCCTGCGCATCACCCGGGCGCTGCACGCAGGGATCGCGGCCAGCGCGGGCGCTGGGGCGCCTGTACCGGCGCCTGCGGCCCTTCCGGCACCCGAGGCGGGTTACCCCCCTCTGGAGGGTGTAACGGCCGCAGGCGCCGGCCTGGTGCCCGACGCGCCGCCGTACGCGTGGTTCGAGATGCCGGAACCGGACGAGCCGACGCCGCTGACGGTCACGGACGAGGGGCAGGTGTACGGCCACGCCGCGATCTTCGGGACGTGCCACATCGGCCTGCCCGGCTGCACCACGCCGCCGAAGAGCGTGAGCGGCTACGCGTACTTCAACCTGGGCGAGGTCACGTGCGACGACGGCCGGCGGGTGGCGTGCGGGAAGATCACCGTCGGCACCGGGCACGCGGACCTGCGCGCGAGCCGGCAGCAGACGCTGGAGCACTACGACCACACCGGCACCGCCGCGTGCGACGTGCGCGTCACGGAGGGCAGGCACGGGCCGTGGGTGTGCGGCGCGCTGCGCCCCGACGTGGACGCCAGCCGCGTCCGCGAGCTGACCGCCGCCCCGATCAGCGGTGACTGGCGGCCGATCAACGGGCACCTCGAGCTCGTCGGTCTGCTGGCGGTGAACGTGCCGGGGTTCCCGGTGCCGCGCCAGCGCGCGCTCGCAGCGTCGGTCGGGGAGGGCGAGTACGAGACGCTGGCGCTGGTCGCGGCCGGCATCGTGACGCCGGAGCGCGTCGCGGCGCACGCGCGGCAGATGGCTGACCTGCGCGCCCGCGCGCTCGGGCCGAACGCGCTGGCGCAGCTCGCCGCCCGCGCGCATGGCTGAGGCATGGACGCGCCGGCAGGTGAAGCTCGCCGGCGCGATCATGCACCACCCGTCGCGGCCGCACCTACCGCCGCGGCTCCTGCAGGCGATGGGCGCCGACCCTCGCAGCCGCTACGTGCGCGTCGTGACCGACCCCGACCCGGACACCCACAAGGCGCGCCGGTCGCACGACGGCACCATCATGACCGCCATGAACGTGTCGCCGTGGCGCACGTACCGCGCGTGCCTGGAGAAGCTGCCCGAGTGGTGCACGCACTACCTCGTCTTGCAGGACGACGTGATGCCGTGCCGGCGGTTCCTGTGGGCAGTGGTGGAAGCGATCCGGCACCGGCCGACCAGCCTCATCTCGTTCTTCGTGAACGACCTGGCGCACGCGTCGGCCACCACCCTCGTCGCGAACGCGGGCACGTGCACCGCGTGGTCGCCGCTGCATCCCGGCGAGCCGTTCGTACCCACACTCGCGCTCGCGTACCCACGCGACCTCGCAGCCGACCTGCTCGCCGCACCGGAAGGGGACGTGGGACGGCCGATCGCGGATGACCAGGTGGTCGGCGACTGGCGCCGCCGGCGCGGGCTGGAGGTGTGGCTGACGGTGCCGAACCTGGTGCAGCACGACGAGGACGCGCCGAGTGTGCTGCTCGGCCACCGCGAGGGCCGGCCGCGGTACGCGTCGTGCTTCATCGGGCCGCACAGCCCCGCGCTGATCGACTGGACGCGCGGGCTGTAACCTCCGGGCATGACCGGACCGCTGGGACGCCGCGTCCCGACCGACTGGGCGCACGTGGAGCGCCACCCGCTCGCCGCCGCTTCGCCTGACCTGGTGGAGCACACCCTGTCGATGCCGCGGTGGGCACACGAGTTCTACGACCAGGGCGCCGAGGGTGCGTGCGTCGGGTTCGGCAGCTCGCAGATGATGTCGATCCTGAACCACCGGCGGTACGACGCGCGGTGGCTGTGGAACGCCGCGAAGACCATCGACGAGTGGCCGGACACGAACCCGGGCGACGACAACGGCACGAGCGTCCGCGCTGCGATGGACGTGCTGCGCACACAGGGGCACGTGCGGGAGACAACGGCCGGCCACGACGAGCCGGTAACCCCGCGGACGGCATCGCCGCGAACAGGTGGGCGACGAGCGTGGACGACGTGCGCGCCGCGATCAAGAGCGGCGTGCCGGTGACGATCGGCGTGAACTGGTACACCGCGTTCGACCGGCCGGCACTGTCGCGCGGCGACTACTACGTGGCGCAGGTCGGGACGCTCGGCACGATCCGCGGCGGGCACTGCGTGTGCGTGATCGCTGCGAGCGACCGCCGGCAGGCGGTGGCGTTCACGAACTCGTGGGGCACCGACTACCCGCGGAAGGTGTTCCTGCCGTACCCGATCCTCGCGCGGCTGCTGCACGAGGACGGCGAGGCGACGGTCGTCACCGACCGGTAGGTGCGTCGTGTACCGTGGTGTGCGGGCCGGCGCCATCGGGTTCCCATATCGCTCTCGGCGCCGGCCCTTCTCCGTCCTGGTACGGGGGGGTGCGGGCGCTATGCTCGGTGGTGGTAACCCGACGAAGGGAGCGACCCGTGGCAGACCTCAGTGCGGTGGCTGACCCGCCCGCCCGGACGACCGCTGACCTGCCGGACGCGGCGGCGGACCCGCCGGCCGGCAAGCAGCTGAAGATCGACGGGATGCCCGTCACCGACGAGTACGTGATCGTCACCGGGCGCATCCGCGTGTCGCGGTCGGCGGTGCAGCGGTGGAAGCTGGGGAAGCCGATGGAGCTGACGGTGACCGGCATCATCGACTCGCGCCGGCAGAAGGCGAAGCGGAACGGTGGGGAGGCGACCGGGGAGCTGGAGCAGCAGCACGTGCTGCAGGTGCTCGACCTGGTGCTCGACGACGAGTAGGCTGCAGGGGCACGCGTCCGCTCGTCCGGGACGGGGCGCTGAGAGGCGCCCCGTTCTGCGTCCTACTTCGAGTCGGTGACCACGACGATGAACCCGCGGGTCACGTCCATGCGATCGACGCGGCGCCCGCTGACGACGCGCCAGCCCGGCATCATGTACCGGACGCGCTTCTTCGCGTCGGCCAGGGTGCGCTCCTGCGCGTAGCTCACGTGCACGCTGCGGGTCATGCCGCCAGCATCCGGGTCAGGGTCGCCTTGCGCTCGCCCATGAACCGCGCCCGCCGCAGCCACGGGTTCGAGGCGGGGGTGTCGAAGTTCACGACGACGAACCCGGCGGCGCGGAGGGCGTCGGTGTAGCGGGCGCCGCCCATCACGTACGCGGTGGCGCCGGCGATCCCGCGCTCGGCAGCCTGCGCCGCCACCAGCTGCGCCCAAAGCGCGAGCTGGTCGGCGGTGAAGTCGTTGAGCGTGACGTCGTACGGCGCGACCTCGGTGTCCATGTCCAGCAGGCCGAACCGGGCGGAGGCGATCATCGTCGCGGCCTCGCCGCCGAACACGCCGCCGCGGGTGCCGGCGAACCGGATCTGCAGCGAGGTCAGGTGGCCGGTGTAGAGGTCGCGCGCCCGGCTGACCAGCGACCGCTTCGCCTTGCCGCACGCGACGATCCAGATCGCGGGGCGAATGCCGGCCTGGTGGGCCTTCGCGACCTCGGGGTGGTGGGCGTTGACTGCGGTGGCCATGCACTTATAGTCACGCATCCGCTTCGCGTTGTCTCCCCCTGGAACTCAAGCTTCATCTTCCCCGTGGCGTAGCCTGTCGGCGCCCGGGTCGGTGGTGCACCGGCCTGCTCCCGCCGGCTCGGGCAACGTTCGGCCGGCGCCCCTCGCGGGGATACGCTTCGGCGGGGAGGTACTTCATGGACCTGCACACGTTCGAGATCCTGAGCCTGGTCATCACCGGCATCACGCTGCTGCTCGTGGTGATGGGGCGGTTCGGCCGATGAGCCTGTTCGAGGTGCTCGTGCTGATCCTGATCGTCGTCGCGATCGTGTTCGTCGCCCGACGCATCTGATAGCGTCCCACGCGTCGCAACGGCCCTAGCGCCGGCGCGTGGGAGCGGCGTAGTCCGTCTCGGAGTTCACCCGTACGTACAGGGAGACCCCTGATGGAGATCTACGCGCAGCTGCCGGAGGACGTGGCAGCACTGTCGATCGAGGAGCTGCAGGCGCTCCTCGACCAGCTCGTCAGCCAGGTGGACGCGGTCGCGAAGGGCGAGGCGGACACCGGCGAGCTGACGGCGGCCGAGGTGCTGGCCGCGACCGAGCAGGCCGTGGTCGGGATCGAGTCGCTGCGCGCCGAGCTCGTGCAGCGCGAGGAGGCGCAGGCGGAGCTGGAGGCGTCGATGGCGGCGCTCGCAGCGCGCGCTGTGGGCGAGCCGACGGCGGACGCCGACGGTGACGACCCGGCGCCCGACCCCGAGCCGGAGCCGGCCCCCGACGACCCGCCGGCCGAGCCGACCGGCGAGGTCGAGGAGGAGGAGCCGGCCGTGGTCGAGGAGCCGGTGGCCGTGGCTGCCGGCGGCGCGGCACAGCCGCCCGTCCCGATGCGCCGCCCGGCGCCGGCCCGCGCGAAGAAGAACACGCCCGTCCGCCGGCCGGTCGGCGCGATGGTCGCGAGCGCCGAGGGCATCGGCGTGCCGATGGGCGAGACGATGAACCGCGACCAGCTCAGCCGCGCGATGATCAACAAGCGCCGGTCGTGGCAGTTCATCCCGGAGGGCGTCACCGAGGAGAAGCACACCCTCGCGACGATCCACACGGACTGGTCGGACGTGCCCGAGCGGCGGCTGTCGCCGGACGACCCGGTCGGCAACTGGAACAAGATCCAGGCCGTCGTCAGCGAGGAGGCGCTGGTCGCGTCCGGTGGCCTCTGCGCGCCCGTCACGCCGTACTACGACCTGATGATGGAGTCCGAGGCGGGCCGGCCGGTGCGCGACGCGCTGCCGCGCTTCAACGCGGACCGCGGCGGCATCCGGTTCATGGCGCCGCCGTCGCTCGCAGCGGTCACCACCGGCGTCGGCCGCATCACCGCCGCCGCGGACGGCCTTGGCGGCACGAACGCCACGAAGAGCTGCCAGACGGTCGCGTGTCCGTCGCAGACCGAGGTGGACGTCGCGATCATCTTCCACTGCCTGCGGTTCGGCAACCTCGGCACGCGGGCGTGGCCGGAGCAGGTCGATCAGTTCACCGGCCTGACGATGGCGGCGTTCGCGCGCATCGCGGAGATCGCGCTGCTGGACGGCATCAACGCCGCGTCCACGCAGGTCACGGCCACGCAGGTCGGCGGCGCGGCGAACACGCTGCTCGGCCAGATCCTCACGGCCGCGGCCGGCCAGCGCAACCGCCACCGGATGGACCCGAACCGCGTGCTGCGGTGCCTCCTGCCGGCATGGTCGCTCGACCTGCTCCTCGTCGATCTGCTGCGCCAGCAGTTCGACCGGTTCGAGGCCACGAAGGACGACCTGGTCGCGTGGCTGCGCGCCCGCGGCATCCAGGCGACGTTCTACCAGGACGGCCAGACCGGCGGCTCGCAGATCTTCGGTGCCCAGGGCGCGTCCGCGCTGCTCGGGTTCCCGGCGAACTGCATCTGGTACCTGTTCCCCGAGGGGAGCTTCATGTACCTCGACGCCGGTGTGCTCGAGCTGGGCATCGTGCGCGACTCGACGCTCAACTCGACCAACGACTACCAGATCTTCGGGGAGGCGTTCGAGAACGTCGCCTTCCTGGGGTTCGAGTCCCTGAAGGTGACCAGCCCGGTCTGCGCGACCGGCGAGGTCACCCTGCCGCGCACCCTCAGCTGCGCGGTCGGCCCGTAGCGGTAACGCTCGTGGCAGAGCCGACGACACGACTGGAGGACTGAGTGACCGTCTTCAGTGCACCCGCACAGTTCGACGGTGTCGCGCCGTCGGCTCTGCCCTACGGACTGTTCAGCGTCGCGCAGCTCGAACCGGTGAACGACACGCGGTTCGAGAACGGCATCGGGTACTACGCGTACCCGTGCGGGCCGGCGAAGAAGTTCGATCAGTGCGCCACCGTGGTCGTCCCGAAGACCACCTCGACGCAGACCGCGCCGACGGACTTCGGGGCGTTCACGGTGTACCTGGCGGCGCAGTGCACGATGCGCGGCGTCGGGAACGACGATGACGAGTACCGCCGGCGCGCGATGGCGTCGTTCACCGCGTACGAGCAGCAGCAGGTGGAGCTGGAGTTCTGGGAAGGCGGCATCCAGCCGAACAACCCGCACCTCACCACCGCTAACCCGACGCTGCCGAACGGCGCGACCACCACGAACGTCGTGAACGGCATCGCGATCCTGGAGGGCGTCATCACCAGGGACGCGGTGCTGCACGTCAGCCGGCGGCTCGCGACGGCGATGGCGGCCGCTCGCGTGCTGAACGACGACGACGTGGGCGACAACGTGCTGCGCACGTTCCTCGGGACGCCGGTGATCGCCGGCGCCGGCTACACCGGCAAGGAGCCATCCGGCCAGCCCGCCAACGCGGGCACGGTCGAGTGGGCGTACGTCACGACCCGCCCGAGCGTGTTCCGCTCGCAGGCGCAGCTGCTGCCCGATAACACCGCAGAGGCGCTGAACCGCACGCTGAACGACTTCACGATCTACGCCGAACGGCAGTACGTGGTCGCCTTCGATCAGTGCATCCGCGCGGCTGTCCGCATCGACCGCAACCAGACCACGCCGTAGGAGGCTGACCGGCCATGGCGAACCTTTGCCCGTCCCCGATCCACCTGTGCCGCATCCGCCTGACGCGGCTCACCACGACCGGCGCGATCGTCGCGCCGCCGTCGAACCACTACGTCAGTGACAAGCCCATGCTGCTGACGATCGACCCGTCGCTGCAGCAGGGCGAGGAGAAGAACCTGATCGGCGGGTGCGACTGCGTCCAGGCCAGCTACAAGGGGCCGGACAAGCTGCTGCGCTACAACCTGACGCTCCAGATGGCCGCGCTGGAGCCGGGCCTGTACGAGATGCTCACCGGCGCGTCGATCCTGACGAACGCCGCGACCGAGCTGATCGGCGCGTCGTTCCCGATCCAGGTGCAGTGCTCGAACCCGACGCAGCCGCCGTCCGCGCTGGAGGCGTGGCAGGATCTGTGGGTCGGTGACGCGCAGAACGCGAACCCGCGGTACGTGCGGTGGATCTTCCCGATGACGTTCTGGCAGATGGACACCACCACGCTGGAGAACGACTTCCTGCAGATCCAGTTCAAGGGGTACACGCGCCAGAACTCGTGGCTCAACCCGTACGTGGACTTCCCGACGGGCGTCAGCACGATCGGCACGCAGGGTGCGTTCTTCTGGGACAACACGATCCCGGCCGCGTACTGCGGCTACAGCACGACCTCCACCTAGTCCCCCTGACCGTGGCCGGCCGGCGCCTCCCTCTGGCGCCGGCCGGCTCGTGGAGGTAGCGCGTGGCCACCTGGCGCAACGGCACGACCGTCAACCGCTCGCCCGCCGAGGCGGAGCTCGCGGCGTACACGACCGACTCGGGCGCGGCGCTGCCGGGGTTGCCGCAGGCGCTCGTGTACCCCGCGGGTGCGCTGTTCTGCCGCACGACCGACTCGACGATCTGGCGCTCGACGGGAGCGGCGTGGGTGCAGCTCGCCGGCGCGCCGCAAGACCCGACGATGGGCGGCGACCTGACCGGCACCGCCAGCGCCGCGCAGATCGCGGCCGGCGCGATCGTCAACGCGGACGTGAACAACGCCGCCGGCATCACGTACGGGAAGCTGTCGCTGGCCGGCAGCATCGTCAACGCGGACATCGCCGCGGGCGCCGCGATCGACAAGACGAAGGTCGCGCTGCCGACGCCGTACGGGTTCTCGAACGACCGCGACAGCGTGATCATCTCGGGGTCGGCGCCCGGCATCAACCAGATCCGGCTGATGCGGTACACCGTCGAGGAGACGCGCACGTACACCGACATGACGGTGTTCCTGACGGCCACG